TCAGATTGCCAAAACATCATTTACAACGGCTGCGGCATCTTCTTTTTCTTCCATGATGTGATTATATACATCCAGTACCATTTTCTCTGTATCTCCCATTAGCTGAGCAATTTTCTTTATACTGATCGCCGGTACCTGGTAACACAGGTTCGTGCAGTAATTGTGTCGGAAGATGTGTGCAGTTAGACCGGACACAACCGGAAAAGTATCAGTACCGCCTGCAGCATAATTTATTTTCTTTACGATGGACGCCCACATTTTTACATAAGCGGAATGCGTTATGTTTGATCCGTCACGACAGGTAAACAGATATGTACCGGGAAGAGTAGAGATGTACTCTTTTAAGAAGGCTGCGGTAGTATCCGGGATTGGAACAGACCGAAATCCGTGATCGCTTTTTGGCATCTGCTTGATCTCAGACGTGTTTTTCGGGAAAATAAGCGTTTTTGTGATCGAGACGGAGTATTTGCCACCTTCCGATTTAAAGTCGAATTTTGATAGCGCCAGAGCTTCCCCACGGCGTAATCCACAGGAATATATGATATAGATAAACGCTTTCTCCCTGTTTGTGAAATCTGCCTTTGAAATAGCTTCTTTTTCCTCGGACGTGAGAGGGCGTTTTTCTTTTTTGACATACTTTGGCAGATTGATGTCTGCGCAGATCTTGTCGTACATTCCGATGCCGATATAATTATCAGCTACAGCCATTTTCATGATCTGTTTAAAAGTAACTTCTATTTGTTCACAAGTCCGCGGCTTATCCAGTGCATTGTTGATAGCTAACTGGAAGTGGCTGTTTCGTATATCACACAAACGGACGTCCTCTAAAAAAGAAAGATGCGTTTCTATAATATTTTCATACATTTTCCGAGTATTCATTTCACGGGCGGCCTTTTTTGTGAGGAGCCAACTTCGGGCATATTCTAAAAAAGTAATATCTGTACTTTGAACATACTGACCGTTTTCCACTTCACTTTTTAACTGATTAACCTGTCGTTCCAGATCAGCACTGGATTTTTTTGAGACGAGACGTTTACGATGCTTACTGCCATCTGCATTGTAAGTGCCATCCCAGATCTTTGTTTCATACTCGCCACGGGAGTTTCTTGCATATTTTGCTTTTGCCATATGTATCATCCTTTCTTTTATCCACCTCGAAATCGAGGGGTTTTGGGTATAAAAATAACAGCCAGCAGAGAACTTCTGTTCCGCTTGCGTTTGGCTGCTCCGAATGATACAATATGCTTGTTCAGGGCGATTGTTCATCCAGAGCAATTGCATTGCCGCTCCGCTTAATGGTGGGGCGGTTTTTAATGTTAACAGATTATTCATGGATTTAAAAGTAAATCTGTATTAAACTGAATAAAAGGAGATGAAGTATATGCGTAGTTTTACAAAGAAATTATATAACGGTATTATGTATAGCACATCCTTTTTGGCAATTATGGGAGTATATTGCAAAACTACATGCAAATATATTAATGATGATTCTGTAATACTTTATTTTTCAACTGGTATTGTAATGACCATTATTATGCTTCTTGTTCTTCATCATCTGTTTCGACTATTTCATCAGTAACATTTGTAATAGGAGTAGCAAGTGACTCAATCGGATTAATTTGCATTGATTGTCGGCAAGCTGATAAAATGCCGATATTGTTAAGCAATATTTGAGGATCTACACCAGTTTCTTTAATGCGCTGTTCAATATCAATGGCTTTTTGTAAATTATCTAATTCTAATTGTGTTATTTCAGCATCATTTTTTCTTTTTTCATCCTTTATAGTCTGAAAATCTTTTATTATTCGAGCAATGCCTGGTAATTCAACAGTTAAAAATTTCCCACCACCTATAATTGTAGCAAGTGCAATAAAAATTAAATAATTTGATGTGAACCAATTATAAATCTCTTTTATAGCAAAAACTACATCACCTGCAGAGTGAACAGTAGCCTGAGTAGAAATTGCCATTTCATCAATGCCTGGAGCACATAAAATAGAATTTATGCTATATAGCAAACCGGAAAATTCCATTGAAGTTATTTGCCCTGGTTTACTAACATGAAATACTAAACGTGTTGTATTATTATAGGAATAACAGTTATATAAGTGATCTAAAATTAATTCAGCTGATGAATCTAAATTTGTTATTCCGTGATAGGAAGAAATCGTTTTAAACAAATGAAAATTAATTTCTTCACCAAGGATAGTTCTAATAGGAATGATTTTTCGGCGCTTTTTATATGGACAAGAAATTTCATCAATTAACACATCCTTATTTTCAATCTTTGAAATGGTTTCGATTTCTTGTTCGTAGGTTTTGTTTGGATCTTCATAATATTCGCCAGCAAATGCAAAAGTTACATATCTGCTAGATTCACTTGGAATGACTAATATATCCCCTGGTTTAATATCAAAAATAAAACTTTTGCATTTGTTAATAACAAGCGTTGGGCGCTTGATTTCTGGGTAATCAGATTTAATTGATTCTCCCAATGTTTCAGTAGTTGCATCTGAAAAACTGGTTTGATCAGTAAGTGTATTCCAAGCAAGGGCAACATAATTGTTTGATATAAATTCATGATAGAAGTACCCTTTTTTTGTACGAACCATCCAAAAACGAGTATCAGATGGGATGTGCAAAAGTTTAAAATTAAGAATTTCATCATACAATGTTGATAACGCTAATTCTTCTGTATCCATATATTTTTCTCCAATAATCAAACGTCAGTTCGACGAAAGACGTTTTTTTTATTGAAAGCAAATGCTTATTTTGTGTATCTTTTAAATTTCATAATCCATTCATTATATCCTGCTAGCCTTAATGGAAAATACTTTTTTCATAGATACTCCCTTGTTTTTACATTAGTGATAATCTTTATAAGGATAATATCTGCTTTTTCTTTGCGTCAAATTCTTCTTCTGTGATAATTCCTTGGTCTAACAGCTTCTTAAATTTTGCCAGTTCATCAGCTTCGGATATAGTTGTTGTTTGTTGAATTGGTTTTTGAGTTGCAGTTGCGCGAATGGCATCAAATGTTCGTTGTATGTTTTGAATGATATCCTTTTTGTAAGTTACTAAGAAATCAAAATCTTTTGATATTGTATGAATTATTATATGTCCACCGGTGAGACTATTTCCACTTGATTCAATGGAACGAATTTCACTGACTGAAAAAATTTCAGAATGATTATTATTTAGTACTTGGAAATCGAAAATAACCCTGTTATTTGTAAGTATAACGATACCCGGAAATTTTTCTTTTTTTAGTGATGAAGTTGATAAGGTTATGATGTTTGTTGGAGCAATATATCTAATTACTTCATTTGCATCAACCAGTGTTTCTGCCTTTTCAATGTTTTTTGCATTTCCGAAAGTTTTGATTTGAAATTCTTGAATACATTTTTTTGTATCTTCTCTCATAACTCTGTTCCTTCTTTCATTTGGTTTATTTACATAGTTCAAGTATGATCGTTTGAATTTATATATGTGGGTATGAATGTTGTTACTTACAATTTCTTAAATTTCATTATTTGTTCAGAATAACCTGCTATTCGAGCAATCTGATCTAGTGTCATGTCTGGATACTCCCATATCAATTCATCTGGCATAAGAAGTTCTGCAGCAAAAGAATTTGCTTCGATTTCTATTTTGGAATTAAGTAAAAGCGTCTTGTTGCGGATAAAATAACAGTTTTCTTTTCGATGCATGACGGCGTGCCCAAGTTCGTGGGCCATTACCATTCTTGCTTCGGGTTCTGATAAATTCTGATTGAGAAATATATATCTATGATTTTTTAGAAACATATAGCAACCAGAGCATCCGATATCTCCTATTTGGTATAATATTCCAAGATAATCTGCTATTTCAAATGGATTTCTCGTATTAAATTTTTTACAATAATAAGAAACAATTTGTTTAATTTGTTTATTATCCAAAAGAATCATCACCTACTTTTTGTTCTTGTTTGGATTGTACTTTTCTTTATTAATAAGTTTTAAACGTTTTAAAGCAATTTCTAGTTCATCACGGAATAAATCCATTGATTCTTCTGATAGGTCTTCGCCATCATAGGCAGCTGGACCATATTCCTTAGATGTTAGTTTTTCCATGATATTATCAAGATCTTTTTTTATGTCACGATTATCTCTTGCGGATAAACCGTTTTCTTCAACTAAATCTGCCTTAGTAATTCCAAAATAATTTGCCATTAATTCAATTTTATCAATTCTTGGATAGGTATTTCCATTTATCCAATCAGTGAAAGTTGTGTATTTAAATCCTAAATCTTTACATATTTGATTGCGGTCTTTACCTTTAAGCTCCATATAATGTCGAATATTTTTGGCCATTATTTCTTTATTGCCGAGTCCGCTCATATGTAGACACCTCTTTTCTTATTTGATGTAATTAAATTATATGGGGAAACCGTAAAAAAATCAATATATTTCTAAAAAAAATACGAAAAAACCGTTGACATTACGGTTAAACCGTAGTATATTAATTTCAGACAAAACGAAAGGGGTGTGATAAAAACATGGCAATTACGTTAAAAAGCGCGAGGGTAAATAAGGGACTGACGCAAGTAAAAGCGGCAAAACTTATTGGAATTACGCCAGATACGCTTAGTAACTATGAGAGAGGAAAGTCATATCCGGATGTTCCGATTATCCAAAAGATGGAACAGGTATATGGTGTATCTTATAGTGAACTTATTTTTTTACCCATAAATAACGGTTAAACCGTAATATGGCGAATGGTGGAGCATTAGAAGATACCACAACATCAGTTCAATAAAGTAATAGAAGGGAGAGTGATTGAGTGAGAAAGACAAAAAAGAAAAAGACCACTTCGGGCAGGAAGCAGTCCTTTTCAAGAGAAGAAGTAGCTTTCTTATGTGCTGCTTGTTTAATAAGTCAAGAGGACGCGAGTAGAATGAGTAAATTAACAGTAGAAGAAACGCTCCAAAGCATTGACAGTACTTTGAAGCGCATTGAGAAGATATTCAGAAATAAAAGTGATGCCACAGTTATTACAAGCCAAATTATGGAAAGTATGACCGATGTTTTGGAGAAAAGTCAGAAGACGCTCTCTAAATCGAGTCCGAAGCATCAGCGGGATTAGCAAAACCTATTGAGAAGGGAGATGATTGAGTGAAATATAGAAAAGGAATTAAAATTTCTGAAGCTACAGAGAAGGAACTCCTTCGATATCAGATGGAAAAGATAGCAAAGGAGTCCTGCAGTGAAGACCTTAGTGGAGAATCAACAGCTTTAGCAGAGCTGTATAAATCACTTAAGAACAGCGACATTCGAGTCTTTATTGGATTTTTGATAAGCCTTCATTTGATTGTAGACCTCATTGTACTTGTCAAAAAGCTGTTCCGGGGTGAGGTTTGAAATATCTGACTTTTGCAAATAAAGAATTGTTAAGTCATGTAATTTCTCAGACATAAGCATATCTCCTTTCATGATACTCGGACGCGGCAACGTCCTGTAAGGAGATCATACCACAGATGGAGAAATAAAGAAATGTAACGAGAAAGGAGAAATATGAGCGAAGTAGAAGAGTTAGAAAAACTGTGTAAGCCGGTAGTCGACTGGTTGAAAAAGAACCATGATCCGCATACCGAGGTACATATAACCGTAGATCACATTGATCTGATGGAGAGTGTGATCGGTATTCCGGTAAAGTAGTAAAGTAGGGAGGTGGCTGGATGAATTATCCAAAACCAGTAATGAAAGCAACAGAGCTTGAAAAGATGGGGTTTCCAAGGGAATTTTTACTTTACGCGTTCCGCCGAAAAGGGCAGACATATGCGTGGAAAATGAACCCTGCAAAACCGAATAGTACGATAGTATTTGACACGGAGAATTTTGAAAAATGGAGATGCAAGATTGCAGGATCGGGGAGGTGGTAGTGTGTGAGACGTTTATCTAAAATCATCATGGCAACCGGCGGGATTATATCAATGCTTGCCATGTGCTGTCTCGACAGCGACGGCATTTACATGTACTATGCAGGAGCAGTCTGTATCCTTGGTGGATTTATCGCCGGAGCTGGATATGGGTTGAGAGCTCTGTCGGAGCGCAGAAGAGAGATGCAGATCGAGATGTTTTATTTTCATCAGGCGGACAAGCTGGATGGGGATATGGTGTTGATCGATTGCAGTGACAGTACGAAGGAGGCAAGGTAGTGACAAATGCACAATGTTTAAGCGAGGAAGAAAATCCCAAAGTAGAGGATATGGCTGTTGGCATGATTATTGCGAAAGTGGGACTTGATTTCAATATCGAAGTTAATGCTGAAAGTTATGTGCCAATTTATCATCAGATGAAAGGATGGTTACTTAGTGAAAAAGAAAAATAGCACCCTGAACTTTGGCGAGGACAGGTGCTATTTACCAAGAGGATTTAGAAAAATCCTTTTGATGTATTTTAACATGAAAGTGAGGAAAAAGCAAATGAATGAAAAGGACAAGCAATTAGAAGAGTTTAAATTGATCGCACAGGCAGTTATCCCAGCAATTAATTGTATTAAAAATACGCTGGAAAATCACAAAATCGACAGCCTGCTTTCTTTAACAATGTCGGCAGATGGTTATCTGACAATGAACATTCATGAGATTGAAGGAATCAATTTATCAAGAGTGAGTAACGATGATGTCCTTAGAATCGAAAAGCATGAGCGTTATGAGGTGTACTGATGGAATATATACCGGATAATGCAGATCTGTTTGACGAACAGGAAGCGGAGCAGGCAAGAATACATCGTTTATATGAACGTCTGGCCAGAGAGGAAGAAATGGCAGAGATGCGTTTGGATGAAGAAATGTACGAGAAATGGGAAAATGAAAGGTGGTAAATATGAATTTATTTGAGATTGAAAATGAAATCATGAACTGTTGGGATCAGGAGACAGGGGAGATCCTTGATTCTGATAGATTGGACCAGCTGGAAATGGAGCGTGACACGAAGATTGAGAATATCGCTCTTTATATTAAAAATTTGACAGCGGATGCTGAGGCATTAAAGGCAGAAAAGCAGTCATTTGCAGAGAGACAGAAAGCAGCGGAAAACAAGGCTGAATTGCTTAAGAAATACCTCGCAACTTATCTTGCCGGACAGAAATTTTCAACACCAAGGGTAGCAATTTCATTCAGAAAGACATCCAGTGTCAATGTTACGGATATGACGGCGATTCCTAAAGAGTATTTAAAGTTTGCAGATCCTACAGTAGATAAAAATGCTATTAAGGCTGCGATAAAGGCAGGAACCAGTGTGGCAGGTGCAGAGATTGTAGAAGGAAAGAGCATGTCAATTAAATGAGCTGAAATGGTAATGGGACTGCCATTTTGGACAGTCAGATAGGAGAGAAAGATGGAAATAGTAATTAAAACAAAGAAAAAGACACAGCTTATTGCGAGAGATAAGGCAAAAGGTGGAGGAGTCATCCGGATTGATGAGGAAGCCTGCGATATTTTAGAGGGGATAGCTAAAAAACTGGAAGCAAGTGTCAGTATAAAAGAGTTAGCATCTTCCTTTATTAAAGCGGCTGCGGATAATGCGGTTATTAAAGAAGAGGAGGAAGAGTAATGGCAATCCCGGTACTTATTATTGGAAAATCCGGTATGGGAAAGAGTGCAAGCCTTAGGAATTGCGCAGGAAATCCGGATTGGAACCTTATAAGGGTTTTAAATAAACCACTTCCATTTAAAGGGAAGATCGATGGATGGAACACGGATGATTATCAGACGGTAATGAAGTGTTTGATCCAGTCCAAGGCAAAGAACATTGTGATTGATGATGCCGGATATCTGATCACAAATATGTTCATGAGCAAACATAGTGCTGCAGGTGGCGGTAATGGAGTTTTCACTTTATACAATCAGATCGGTGATCACTTCTGGAATCTGATCCAGTTCATTATTGAGAAGGTCCCGGCAGATAAGATTGTTTATGTGATCATGCATGAGGAAGCAAATGAACTCGGAGAGATTAAACCAAAAACCATTGGAAAGCTGTTAGACGAAAAGGTGTGCATCGAGGGTATGTTTACAATCGTGCTGCGGTGCATTGTAGAGTCAAATAAGCATTTATTTGTCACTCAGGCGGCAGATGGAGCAGTCAGCAAGTCGCCGATCGGCATGTTTGAGGATGCGGTCATTGATAATGACATGCTGTTAGTTGAAAAAGCAATCAGAGATTATTACGAAATCGGAGGTAAGGAAAATAATGCAGAAACCAAATAATTACGATGAGACACCGGAAGGCGGAGAGTTTACTCCGGTAGATCTTGGTGGACATAAACTGATCATTAAGCAGGTCAGTGAAACAAAATCGAAAAGTGGAAAAGATATTATTGTTGTACTTTTTGATTTTGCACCAGATGATGCGCAACCGGGGTATTTTACAGAGCAGTTTAAGAATGATATCCGCCCGGATAAGAAATGGCCTAACCAGGCAACACAGTACATTTTAACAGAAGATGCCGAAGGTAAGTGCAATCGTTCATTTAAGACATTTACAACCTGTGTAGAGCACAGCAATACCGGATTTACAACGCAGTGGGGCGATAACTTCGGTGCGCAGTTTAAAAATAAGAAGATCGGCGGAGTATTCGGTGAGCAGATGGATTTTTACAACGGGAAAGAGGTCAGAAAACGTGTGATGCGTTGGTTCGTATCGCTTGACAAGGTCGAGAAAGCCGGCATTCCAGAGACGACAGAAACAAAGGCTTATAAGGAATACAAAGGCAGCGCGCAGAGTTTTTATGATAAAGCTCCGAAAGATGCAGATGGTTTCATGAATATTCCCGATGGGATCGATGAAGAGTTGCCATTCAATTAAGGCAGGTGTTTTAGTTGCAGATACAAGTAGACACAAGGGAACATAAAAAAGAATGGGAACGGATCCGGACACAGTTTGATGACATTGGAGTTAAATATTTCCGGTCCAAAATGTATGTAGGCGATTATCAGTCTCTGGATAACCCAAGACTGGTAATTGATCGCAAAAAAGACTTGCAGGAACTGTGCGGGAATGTCTGTCAGCAGCACGAACGTTTTAAAGCTGAACTGGTTCGGGCGATACAGCAGGATATTAAGATCGTGATTCTGGTGGAGCACGGGGAAGATATAAAAACATTAGAAGATGTTTACTTCTGGCAGAACCCAAGAAAACATGAAATCCGATGGAAGACCGTTAATGGGCGGAAGGTAAAAACAGTGTGCTCTGAAAAGGCGGTAGATGGAATGCAGCTATATAAAAGTCTGTGCACGATTAGAGATAGATACAATGTAGATTTTGCTTTCTGTGAGAAATCGGAAACGGGCAAAAAGATTGTGGAGATTTTAAATGACGGTAGATGAAATAAAACAGTCTCATTCCATGTGTGACATAGTTGAATCATATGGTTTTCATCCAAACAGGGCGGGATTTGTTCCCTGCCCGTTCCACACCGGTGATCATACGGCCAGCATGAAAATATATAAAGATTCGTACAACTGTTTTGGATGTGGAGCAAATGGGGACATTTTTTCATTCGTTCAGGGCATGGAACATTGTGATTTTAAGACAGCTTTTTACAGCCTTGGTGGAACTTATGAAAAACCAACAAAAGCATCTGAAATGACCATATATCACATGCAGAAAGCAAAGGAAAAAAGAAAACGCGAGGAAGAAAGTCTAAAAAGAAAAATCGATTTGAATAATCAGCTTATTGGCATATATGTTACATGGCTGAAAAAATCAGAACCTTTATCGGATGTATGGTGCGACTGTCAGAATGCGTTGATGGTCTGCCTGCACCATGATGAGGTATTACAAAAAGAATTGGAAAGGGGTGGCATAGGTTGAAATTACTGAAAGAGTATGATGCCGAATCTATTCTGTCAGAGGAAGTATTTACTGAAATATTTAATGAGCCGGATGAGATTCAAAAGGCAAGAATGCTCTTATCATTCCAGGAACGTGCAGAGCAGTTGGATAAAGAACATAAAGGCACATTGAAAAAATTCAATACCATGCTCCGGGCATATAAAAAGACATTCAAAGAAATTGAATCATCCAAGAAAAGCCATCCGCAGCAACTTGCAGATAATTACACACACTTTGATTATTTTGAAGATGGACATGAATTATACTCTGGATCCTGGATTGCAGATGATGACGGTGTAAGGACCTTTAACATGTTCGGAGAAGTACTTGCCTGTTATCATCCGATTCTTCCAGTGAAAAGGCTTAAGAATCTGGAAACCGGAGAAGAACAGATTGAGATCGCATATAAACGGAACGGGCGATGGTATACAAAAAAATTTCCCAAGACCGTCATCACGTCGGCAAGCAAGATTGTCCAGTTGTCCGGTGTAGGAATATCCGTAACAAGTGAAAATGCAAAGCACCTGGTCCGGTACATGTCAGACATTGAAAATATGAACGATTCACTGATCGAGGTGCAGAATTCCACCAGTAAACTTGGATGGAACGGGAACGATTTTATTCCATATGACCAGAATATTGTATTTGATGGTGACAGTCGGTTTAAAAGCCTGTTTGATGCGGTGCATGAACGCGGTAATGAAGATACCTGGTATGAACATGTGAAAGAACTTCGCAGAACCGGAAAAACAGAAATTAAATTTATGCTTGCTGCAGCCTTTGCATCCGTACTGATCGAACCGCTTGGAGGACTTCCATTTTTTGTGGACCTGTGGGGAGAAACTGAGGGCGGTAAATCTGTCAGTCTTATGCTCGCAGCATCTGTCTGGGCAAATCCGGACGAATCACAGTACATAGGAGATTTCAAGACAACGGATGTGGCACTGGAAGCAAAAGCAGATATGTTGAATCATCTGCCAATGATGCTTGATGATACCAGTAAAACATCATCGAGAATACGGGAGAATTTTGAAGGAATCGTTTATGATCTGTGTTCCGGCAAGGGAAAGAGCCGGAGTAATAAAGAGCTTGGAATCAACCGTGAGAACCGGTGGAAGAACTGCATCATAACAAACGGTGAACGGCCATTGAACAGTTATGTCAGTCAGGGCGGGGCAATCAACCGTATTCTGGAGCTGGAGTGTTCACAGAAAATCTATGATGATCCGCAGCGTACGGCTGAGATTCTCAAGAAAAACTATGGATTTGCCGGCAGGGTGTTTGTGGATGTTATTAAGGACATGGATAAAACAGAACTGCGGAACATACAAAGGGGATTTATGAACCGGTTAATGGATTCTGACAAAATGCAGAAGCAGGCAATGTCTCTCAGCATAATTCTCACAGCAGATAAAATCGCCACAGAAAGCATTTTTAAGGATGGGGTATATATTTCCCTGGATGAAGCAAAAGAAACACTTACGGACTATTCAGACGTGTCAGATAATCAGCGCTGTTATGAGTATATCCTTGGAATGATCGCTATGAACCAGACAAGGTTTGATGCGGCAACAGCCTGTGAGAAATGGGGCATTTTGGAAAATGGATATGCGGTGATCTATAACCCGGCATTTGACAGGATCTGTGAGGGCGGAGGATTTTCTAAAAAAGCATTTCTATCATGGGCGGACCGGCACGGCAAGATCCAGACCCAGGCAGGGCAGTATACGAAGCAGAAGAAGATCGAGGGAAAGAACTTCCGGTGTGTGTTTTTAAAACTGGATGACGGAATTGAGGTCGATAAGGATGGTTTCATGCAGATATCAGAGGATGAGCAGGAAGAACTGCCATTTAAGTAGAATAAATTACAGATGTGAGGTAGCAAGTAACACAGGTAACATGCGATTTTCACTTTTTATATAGTTTAAAAATTTTTTTTTCATGAAAAAATTGAGATAAAAAAATAATTTCTACGCGTAAAAAGATTGTTGTTACTTTGTTACCTTGTTACCAATCTCTGCAAGTATTGATTTTACTGAATTTGTTAGTAACAAAAGGTATCACAAGTTTACAAAAAGGATGTGATTTCTATTTTAAATAATGCACAACGTGAATGGTTGAATAAAAAGAAAGATTTTATCGATCAGCAGATCAGTAAGTTTTATCCGTTAACAGATGAACAATGGCAGCATGTCACAGATATCGTGGATGATACTGTAAAGAAAGCCAAGGGACATGAAGCGGAAGTAAGAAAAGAACTTTTTGATCTGATGGAAAAATGGGAAAGAAAAGAGAAAGAAGGTGTACGGGATGAGTAATGCACTGGCAAGAAAGAAAAAGCGGATGCAGCCACTTGGATATTCCAAGAGTGAACTGATCGGAATACAGAGACACGCCAAGGCACAAAGCAATGCGGATTATCTGATAGAGGAATCCTATTATAACGTCCGTATGATGGCATATCAGGCACTGCATGATAAGTTCGGATTCGGACACAAAAGAATCATAAAGGTTGAGCAGACCATTGATGCATATGTGGAGAATGCAAAGGATGGAACGACAGGCGAGGAACTTGGTTTTTATCTGAAAGATAAATGCAAGATTGACGTGAGAGAGGAAACTAATAAGATTCCGTATCGTGAGAGTTTTTATCTGGTAGAGAGAAAGATTGCACCGAACTGCATGATACAGGCAAATAAGTTTTTGCTGGCACAGGTATTTAATTATTTTGCTATGTTGGGTGTCTGCCTTAAAACACAGTTTAAATTTTCGGGAAATCAGATCAGACAGGTTTATGAGAGAATCAGATATTTGATTAACTGCCTTGCTACCGGATATGAAACTATGACGGGGATCGCAAGCGTATTGGAATGGGAATGTAAGTACATTGACAAGCGTTTTATCGGAAAGACGTATGAAATATAGGAGGAATGGTTGATGGACAAGTTAACTGTGGAACTGCAGAATGGATACTTTGTGGAGATTTATCCTCTGAATTACACCCTGAGACAGAGATACACCGGACAGGATAAGGACGGCAACGAAAAAGAGAGTGTTCGAACAATCGGATATTTTGGAGACATGAAACAGTGCGTCAAGGCTTTGTTAGGGCGTTATCCGAGGAAGTGATCTGAAAAAGCACAGATTTCCTTTAGTGAATATTTAGAACTGTTGGATAAGGCTTATACGAGGTCAGAACAGCTTGTAAACAATCTTGGAAAATGACGGAGGTATAAATTGCACAGAGAAAGCAAAGAGAGACGCAGAATCATAGCAGAGATGGAAAACCATCAGACGAGAATACCGAAGCATTCAAACCCGGATGCATTGAGAGATTTTAAGGAAGTACCGTATCAGTTGCGGTACGGGAAGGAGAAGAAAGATGCTGAATAAAGAGAAGTATGCAAAAGAGATCGCAGAAATTGCGTGCAATGGAAAAGATATAGCCATTGTTGCAGGAAAACCGATGCTTTGTTGTGAAGCATCTTGTGATACATGCGATATCGAACATGACTGCACAAGAGGACTTAAGGAATGGGCGAACAGTGAATATGTCGAACCACCAGTTGATTGGAGTAAGATTCCGATTGATACACCGATTTTGGTCAGAGATTACGAAAAAAAAGCGTGGCAAAGAAGATATTTTGCAAAATACAAAAATAACATGGTGTATGCATGGGAAGCGGGAGCAACATCATGGAGTGCTGGTAGCCCTGCACATATGACCGATTGGAAATATGCCAAACTTGCAGAAAGTGAGGATCAGAATGGAAATGAGTGGAATTAAAAGCCGGATAGCTGAATCATTAACAGAAGCCTGCGGATATTCGCCGCTGACGAAAGTGATTTCAGAGGAAGAGGTAAACAGGATTCTGGCAGAGGAAGAAAAGACTGGTGGGTGGATTCCGGTAACAGAGAGACTGCCGGAGGATGATAAATATATCATGATTTCATTTAAAAATTTTACATTGCCGGACATTGGCAGATATGAAGCTGATAAGGACGGAAACGGTGCATTTTATCCGGGGGACGATGAGAAAAGTTATGTGGAATACGATTTGTTCGTGAATGCTTGGATGCCACTGCCGGAGCCGTACAGGGAAAGCGAGGAAAGTCATGATTGAGTGTATAAGAACTGCGGCACGGGATAGCAAAACGGAACGCATTAAAGTTTCTTGCCTAGATGTTATCGTCACAACGACAGGGAAAGCGCCGTATTACGAAATTAAGTACAAGGAAATCGGAGAGGACTATTATCATGTTGGCTACAGTTCCTATAAGCTAGAAAATGTTTTAGCTTGGAAAGGTGAGTGCTTTGAGATTGTGAAAGAATGCAGACCGCAGACCAATGCAGACCGGATCCGGAGCATGACGGACGAGGAACTTTTAGATTTCCTTTGCTCAATCGAAACATATGAGCAGGGTAGTGTAAAGACCATTGAGGGCGGTGTAGCAATGTGTTCTGTTACAGAGGTGGAACAATGGCTTAAGGCAGAAAGTGAGGGATAGCATGGAGAGATTAACATATGTGGCAGAGAATGGAGAAGTTTTATTTCATCCAGCAGATTTACCGGATGATGAGGGAATTACCATTACCCAGCTTGCGAAAGATGGAAGATACAAAGCCCTGGAAGAGATTGCGGAAAGACTTGCAAATAGAGAGCAAGCCGAAGAGCAGGGATTACTTCTGCGGTTGCCGTGCAAGGTGGGAGATACCGTTTATGTAGATAGTGCGATTCTTCCAATAATTGACCATAAGATTCCCTCATATTTTCCGGCACGAATTGTTTCATTCCGCTTTGCAAAAAGAAACTGGATGAAGATTGCGGTTAAGGCAAAATGGTTGCATAAATGGATTGACAATGAAACAGGTCCGGAAAGTGCTTATATAGATAGTGAGAAAAAATTTACGATTTCATTGTCTGGTATTGGCAAAACAGTATTCCTCACAGAATCTGAAGCCGAAGCCAAGCTGAAAGAAATGGAGGGGGAAAGCGATGTATTGTGATGGAAGATGTCAGTATTTGAACGAACGTAAACACAAATGTGAGTTGACCGGAGAAAAATTGACTTACATGAAACAGACCGGAAGTATTTCATTTTCCGTGCATGAACACAGAGGAGTTTGTAAAGGAAAAAAGGTGGAACGCGATGGAGAATAGATTTTTATCCCGTGCAAAGCGGATTGATAACGGAGAATGGGTACAAGGAAATCTTATACGGTCAAGTGATGCCGAAGATGGTTATGAAGCAATTATCATTCCAACAAATGATAGCAATATGTATACAAAAGGTGGGAGTAGAGGAGATTTAGGATTTGAAAATTGGCACAGGGTAAATGAAACTACCATCTGCCAGTGCACCGGATATGAGGGAATCTATGAGAAAGATATCTTCCGGTGCGAAGATGAAGATTACGTTATCAAATGGTCAGATGATTCGTTGAGTTGGGAAGCCGTATCCCTGTTTACTGACGTAAGTGTTTCCTTAGCAGAGCTCAATCCGGATTATATAGATGTTATTGGAAACGAGATTGATAATCCGGAACTGTTGGAGGTGTAGGATGCCGAGAACCATAGCGTATAGAGCGGGAGGATTTACAAATTGTGGAATCGGTTACACAAAATTCAGTCAAGAGGAATTGGCAGAAATGAAAGATAGAGTCATGACGGAGAGTGAATCAATAACAAAAAAATATTGCAGTACATGTAAATACTACGCTGAATATGAGGGCGTTTGTTGCAATGGAGACAGTGAACACTGTGCAGATTTCCGTGGACTGGATGATACATGTGAGAAATGGAAGGAAAACGAAGAATGAATGAAGAACTTAAGCCATGCCCGTTTTGTGGACACAGTATAGATATTGAAAAAGATGTGTATGAGCCTAGTATGGATTGGCACCCGACATTTATTGACCCAGATAGTGGTGGCGACCCTATTAACATTCATTGCAAATGTGGCTTGGAGTTTTGCACTGGTACTTATGACTGGGGTGAATTTGTAGAAGCATGGAACAGGAGGGCAAACGATGAGACTGATTGATGCGGACGAATTGTATGAGGATTTAGCAAATAATTTAAGTTCCATCATGGGGGATGGATCAGACGGAGAAGCAATAGATACATACATTACCATAGGTGATATCATACATGATACTTTTAATGCGCAGCCGACCGCCTACGACCCGGATAAGGTTGTGAAACAGTTGGAAGATAGAAGCACATTGTCAAGACCGGTTGGATGGACTAAATCGTATGAAATTATAACGCTGAAAGATGCAGTAGAAATCGTGGAAGGCGGTGGAGTAAAGTGACAAGAGAAGATAAAGAAGCAATTTTAAATAGTTTTGACGAAACAATGATACAACCGGATGAAGCAATGAACCTCACAGAAATGAGAGCATATGTAAAAGGTTTTGAAGATGCTAGAAATGCAATGTTTGATGCGACTGACAAGTTTTATCGAAGTAATAAGACGGATTAGAACCGTAGAGAAGAGGTGCACTGATATGTCAAAAGCAGCATTAGTTATGGATATGCCGGAATCATGTGATATGTGTGATTTTGTAGATGATGAGCAACCGCCAAGATACGGAGAAAAAACATTGTATTGTGGAGTACCGGGAATGGGAGAGGACGTAACAGATTATATAGAATGTAGACCCGAATCTTGCCCGCTCCGGGAGTTGCCAGAGAAGATACCAGAGTTGAAATCTGGTTATGAAGATCTCGGCACATCAATACGTCGGGTGGGTTGGAATGCCTGCTTAGATGAAATTTTAAAATAAATTGAAAGGAGTGAGAGGTTTGCCATCAGATTGGATGATTTAAAAGCAATAAAACGATGAATTTATTGCATAAAACACAACATAATTAAATTTAAAGTGCACTATTGTAGATGTGTACACGGAATATAAGAAAGGAGCCGGAACCTATCCGGATAAAAGGCGCGCCGGGTTCCTTTTGAAGAAAATGATACATGGAGAATTGATAGTTGACAATTTTGCCGGTGGGGGCGGTGCTTCCACTGGTATAGAAATGGCAACCGGATACAGTGTTGATATTGCAATCAATCATGATCCGGAAGCTATAAAGATGCATAAGGCTAATCATCCGAACACGAAGCATTATTGCGAAAATGTTTGGTCTGTTGATCCAGTAAAGGCATGCAATGGGCATCCGGTTGGACTTGCCTGGTTCTCACCGGACTGTAAGCATTTCAGTAAAGCAAAAGGTGGAAAGCCAAAGGATAAAAATATCAGAGGTCTTGCATGGGTAGCTTGCAGGTGGGCGGGACTTGTCCGACCGAGAGTCATCATGCTTGAAAATGTGGAAGAGTTCAAAACATGGGGACCATTGAACAGAGGGCACCATCCGATCAAGGCAAAGCAGGGAAAAACATTTGAAAAATTTGTACAGCAGCTTAATGATCTGGGGTACACTGTAGAATTTAAAGAACTGATTGCTGCCGATTATGGCGCACCGACCATGCGAAAGAGATTCTTCCTGATTGCAAGGTGTGATGGCAAGCCGATTGTATGGCCGGAGCCGACACACGGACCGGCGGACAGCGAAGCTGTAAAGGTGGGATTGCTGAAACCTTATGTCGGAGCATACACACAGATTGATTTCAGCCGACCATGTCCAAGTATCTTTGATACTTCAGAAGAAATCAAAGAAAAATACGGAATCCGGGCAGTAAGACCACTGGCACAAAAGACGATGGACAGAATAGCCAGAGGATTTAAAAAATTCATCCTTGATAATCCGGAACCGTTTATTATCCAGTGCAACCACGGCGGTGAACGTAGACCAAACGATATTCGGGAGCCGATGCCGACCATAACCGGGAAGCATGGATACGGGATTGTAGAGCCGTATATGGTGCAGATCGGGCAGACCGGATTCACAAAAGATCGAAGCAAGGATGTGCGGGAACCACTCACAACGATTGTGAGCAAAAATGAGCATTGTCTGATTGAACCAATGCTTGCACCATACATGGGAACGAATACGACAAATCATCCGGGCGGAAATTGCAGAGATCCGATACATACGATCACCACAGGTAATCAACAATGCCTTATTAGCCCGACGCTTATTCAGTACCATTCAGAAACAGCAAAGGACGAAGTAAGAGGGCAGTTGATTGAAGAACCTATTATGACAGTTGACAGCTCAAATAGATATGGGCTGGTCGCATCGTTTCTGCATAAGTACTATGACGGAGGATATAAAGGTGCTGGGGAAACAGTAGAAAATCCGCTTCCGACAGTGGCCGCATGGGATCATAACAGCGTTGTTACTGCGAATCTGATTCAGATGAACAATCATTGTGACGGAAAAGATATCAGACAGCCATTACCAACGATCACGGCTGGTGACGGACACTTTGGAGAGGTCAGAGCGTTTCTGATTAAATACTATGGACAGGGAACAGGGCAGGATATAGAACAGCCGCTTGATACTGTGACAGCCAGGGATAGATTCGGATTGGTTACGATAGAGGGTGTCGATTATCAAATCGTAGATATTGGTCTGAGAATGTTAGAGCCAAGGGAGTTATATGGATGTCAGGGATTTCCGGACGATTACATAATCGACCATGATTACACCGGCAAGACATATCCGAGAAGCGAACAGGTGCGTAGATGCGGCAATGCAGTATGCCCACCGATACCGGCAGCACTGGTCAGAGCAAATCTTTCGGAACTGTGCGTAGCGGAACGTATGCCAAACATGCAGATAGAAGCAGAGCAGACCGGACAGCTTCGGTTTGCCTAACCTTAAATTTTGTGGAGGTGCTGCCATGATACAGACAGCAGAAGATAAAGTGAAAGAGTACCGCCAGTGCATCCGCAGAGAAATAGAACACTGGAAAGTTATCAATCAGAACGGGTGTAATGATCCGTTCTGGTCGGATGGCTGCAACATGAATCTGACACGGAATCATATCATTTATTATCAGTCAAAGATGCGCGAGGCCTGTACAGAAAATCAGTTGCCATTACCGGAGGAATATTATTTATCCCTACCGCCGAAAGTGGACAATAATTATATGGCAAATCTTAAGCAGAAACCACGGGTTGAGAGATTGCGTCAGTTAGGGAGGATCATGACTGGACGCATTTATCAGTACGACGAGAACCAGATGAGTTTATTTTAGAACCAGATAACAAAACCAAGCAATCATCATACCACATTCCGCAGTAGTATATGCGGTGGGTGGGAGATGATACGGAAAGAGAGGATCACAGATGGATTGGAATTATGACATGGACAGTTGCCCATTAGATACAAAGGTTTTCTTATTGTCAGCAAGCGACAACTTGCTCTTGCCGCAGCGTGAATTTGTCGGCACTCTTACATGCAAGGGACATTCTGTTAGAAGAGGTAAGTGTTTTAGTGGATGTCCAGAGTATTTTTACAGAAGTAAAATTGTTGCGTGGAAGAAATATAATGTAGAAAGAGAGGAATGATTGCATGAAGTATACGGTAGAACTGACGGAAAACGGTATTACTGAAACATTGGAATTGAATGGAATAATTTACAAAAAAGAATGGACAAGGTTGGAAAACGGTTTACTTCAGTGTTCACAGAAAGATTTCTCGGAGCAGATGAGAGTGAATGGACATGATGGAGACCTTATAGAGAGAGTAGCAGAAGTATTTGACAGCTTTTTGGCAGGAGACGTAGATGATATCAGGGATTGTTATGATTAAGGAGAACGTGTAATTATGCTCAATAGCAAGGTATATACAAAAAAGTGTGTGATCTGCGGAAAAGAATATAAATCAATATCAGTCAGAGCACTTACCTGTGGAAAGGATTGCAGAAATGAATACCGCAGAAGAAAAGATAGGGAAAAAAGAAGCGTAAAAACATGTAGAAACAGTACATTAGATGATGTTTTAGGAAAAGCAAGAGAAGCCGGCATGAGTTACGGAAAATATGTGGCAATGATGGACGGTACACCGAAGATCTGGCAGGGAGAAGAATAGGAAAAGAAAGTTTTAAGGGGGAATGTGCGTGGATGAAAAAGAAATATACGAGATCTGCATGGGTGTGGACAGCATCATAGCTGACAAGCTGACAGAATCAATCGTTGTTGGTACCAGTTATGACATGCTTGAAGCACACTACGGCATTCTCCCAATCAGCAGGCGGAGTTTTTACAGGAGAAAGGGCACAGCGCAGAGGCTTATGCGGCAGAGAATGGCGCATTTGGTGGAAGAAAAGAACGGACAGTTAAGAATGGTGTGGAAAGATACATAAAAGTATTTACTTGATTATATATGTAGCAGTATAATTATTTTAATAAATGTGAGAGCGAGTGGAATATATGAATTTTAGTGATGTGATGCAAAATCTTGCCATTGGAATTGTTGGAGGAATTTTTTCTAGTATTATAGTATCAATAGCTTTTTATGTGTTGACAAATTTTCAAAATGAAATGGACGAGGCTGAAAAAATAATAGAACCAATAAGAAAGATATGTATTACATGGAAGTATCGAGAACTTTTAAAAGATGGCTTAGATATAAATGAAATGATTGAGGAATACTGGAGAAAAACGTTGTATAGTTTTAGAAACTTTTCATCTGTTAAATTTGACACTAAATTGTCTGGAATATTATCAGATGTTAGAGATATTTCATTGAAAACAGAAAATTTAAAAGCTATACATGAAAAAGATTTTGAAAGTTATGTCAAACAATTATCAACACAACTTGAATTGTATGAATTATACAAAAAAGATTTTTCTAAAAATTATATGATTAGAATCATGAAAAATAAAATTTTATGGATCGTTTTAATCGTTTCAATAGTTATTTTTATTGCAGCATGAAATGATAATATTGAGTTAATCATCAATTAGGATGATTGGTATTTTTTTACCCAAAACTTGGCACAAATCCTCTGATTACTTGCTTTATAATTATAATATGAGGTCAAGAATACGGAGGGTAAATTGATGGAGACAGAACAGAAAAAGGAATATTTAAAAGAATATGAAAAAGCAGTGCGCCAGATGAAGCGCAGCGAGGAAAAGATAACAGAAATGCGCTTAAGCAAGATCATGCCATCCGCAGGTAATGACGGTATGCCACACGCACATAACAATACAGATCTATCTGCTTATGCTGCACTACTGGACGAAGAGGAAAGACGGTACATGAAAGCCAGATATCACAGAATCAAGCTGTGCCAGGAGATCACGGACAAGATAGAGCGGATGGATAATGAAGATGAAAAGGATGTATTGATGTACCGTTATATCCGGTTGATGAAGTGGGAAGATATCTGTGTGAAGATGGGATTATCATGGAGACGCACCCATTACATACATAATGATGCACTGAAACATTTTATAATTTAAAAGAGTGCATAGAAGTGCACACTCAAAATATGATATTGTTATACTAACCGAAAGGTTCAAAGGGAGATTGCGGCAGCAGTCTCTCTTTTTTCGTGCTCACAACATTAAGCGGCTCCATGAAACCCAGGGGAGCCGCAACCTCCGTATGAATGGGGAGATTAGAATGAATAAAGAAAGATACAGTGATCCAACCGCTGAACAGGCGATTGCGCATGTTATGAAAGAGTGCAGGGAAAAGAAGAAACAGGAAGGTGGCAGCAGTGGCAAGAAGTCCGAACGAAAAGGTAGAGAAGGCCCACGAACTGTATAAGGCAGGGATGAGACTGATCGAGATTGCAGATCAGTTAAAAGTCCCAGCCGGTACAGTCCGAAGATGGAAAAGTACATACCATTGGGATGGCGAACATCAAAGCGAGCGTTCGGAAAAGAAAAGCGAACGTTCGGAAAACAAAAAGAGTGTTACGAAAAGGGCTGTAGCTGATGAAGTCAAGCAGGTGATACAGAATACTGATTTGACCGATAAGCAACAGCTTTTTTGTATACATTACATTCGCTGTTTCAATGCTACAAAAGCATATCAAAAAGCATATGGCTGTGATTATGCAACGGCTCTGGTGAATGGTTCGCGAATGCTAGGAAATGCTAGGATAAAAGATGAAATCTTGCGGTTAAAGCAGGATCGACTCAACAGGGAGTTCCTAAGTGAGTCTGACATTTTCCAGAAGTACATGGATATTGCCTTTGCTGACGTGACAAACTTTATGGAATTTGGGAATGAAGATGTGGATGTGATCCTGGATACGGGAGAGCGAAAGACCATCACGGTAAGTCATGTCAACATCAAGAATGATGCAGACGTGGACGGAACAATCATTTCCGAAGTCTCAAAAGGTAAGGATGGCATAAAAGTAAAGCTTGCCGACCGGATGAAAGCCTTGCAGTGGCTATCAGATCATATGGGTCTTGCCACCGAAAAGCAAAAAGCAGAGATTGCATTACTGAAAGCCAAAGTTCAGACGGACGATGGCGATGAGGTTGCAGATGATGGATTCCTTGACGCTCTGAATGGAACTGCGGCGGAGGACTGGGGCAATGAAGAGGATTAAGCGGGTTTTCAAATTCAAGCCATTTTCAAAGAAGCAGCGCAAAGTATTGAACTGGTGGTGCGAGGATTCTCCGGTTAAAGATAAGGATGGCATTATCGCCGATGGTGCTATCCGGTCCGGAAAGACAGTGAGCATGTCACTTTCGTTTGTTATGTGGGCGATGAACTCATTTGACGGCGAAAATTTCGGTATGTGTGGTAAGACAATTGGCTCTTTCCGTAGGAATGTACTATTTTGGCTTAAGCTGATGCTCCGTAGCCGCGGTTATACCGTGGCAGATCACAGAGCTGACAATTTGGTCATTGTTTCCCGAGGTGGCGTGACCAATTATTTCTATATATTTGGTGGCAAAGACGAACGATCGCAGGATCTCATTCAAGGTATTACCTTGGCTGGGGTCTTTTTTGATGAAGTTGCGTTGATGCCAGAAAGCTTCGTGAACCAGGCAACAGGGCGATGTTCTATTGATGGTTCAAAGTATTGGTTCAACTGCAACCCGGATGGACCATATCACTGGTTTAAGACAGGATGGATTGATAAGCGGGAAGAAAAGCATCTGCTGTATCTGCATTTCACGATGGATGATAACTTGAGCCTGTCGGAGAAAATTAAGGCGCGATATCGTAGCATGTACACAGGTGTGTTCTATCGCCGGTATATTCTGGGACTATGGGCGATGGCTGAGGGCATCATTTACGATATGTTCGATACTGCCAAGCATGTGCTTTCCAATCTGTCAGACCTGGTCAATACAAATTACTATGTGTCTTGTGATTATGGTACACAGAATGCCACAGTATTCCTGCTGTGGTGTAAAGAACGTTCCGGGCGGTGGGTGTGCTGTCGTGAGTATTATTATTCCGGCCGTGACGAAGAAAGGCAGAAAACTGATACCGAGTATGCGGATGATCTGGAGCAGTGGCTTGATGGAATAAAGCCGGTAAAGATCATCATTGATCCGTCCGCAGCGTCATTTATCGCAGAATTGAAAAAGCGTGGCTATGCGATTAAGAAAGCGAAAAATGATGTGCTGGATGGCATCCGGTTTGTAGCATCATTATTGAATGAAGGTAAGATTGCAATCAGTGACCAGTGCCCTAATACGATTAAAGAATTTGGTTCATACATATGGGATCAGAAAGCATCGGAGCATGGCGAGGACAAACCGGTAAAACAGCACGATCATGCAATGGATGCACTGCGGTACTTCTGTTATACGATTATTCGCAAACCGGGTAGTATTGGTATTTTGAAGTGAGGGATAGATATGATATTTAAAATAGCTGCTCTTTTATTTGCAGTTTCTTTTTTTAAAGAAATGGATAAGGCAAAAGAAAATAAAGATTTATGTGAAATCGTCTACTGGGGCGCATTATTTATACCATCAATACTTATGATTTATTTCTACAGATAATTTAATCATTGGAATTGCGTGGAGATAGATAAAAAGTGGGAGAACAGCAATGGATATTGAAACAATGAAACAACTGATAAAAAAATATGAACCCGGTCACGCCGCGTTTGTGACGCGTGCAGCAGTGGCAGAGCGGTATTATCGCAACGAGACTGATATCCTGTTCCGGGACAAACCAAAAGACAAGGGAAAAGAGGAATCCGACAATCCGCTTCGCAACGCAGACAACCGGATTCCCCGTAACTTCCATGGTCTGATCGTGAACCAGAAAGCATCCTATGCGTTTACTGCACCGCCGTTATTTGATGTTGGAAATACTGCCGCAAATAAACACATCACAAAGGCTCTGGGGGATGAATATGCGAAAAACTGCATGGAGCTATGTGTAAATGCTGCCAATACCTCAATCGGTTGGGTGCATTACTGGCAGGGCGATAGTGGTTTTGAATGGGCGGTTGTTCCATCAGAACAGGTCATCCCGGTATTTGACCGGAGTTTAAAGCGTAGGCTGATCGGAGCCATGCGGGTATATCCGGACATCGACGATGCAACTGGAGACAATTATACCGTGTATGAATACTGGACGGATACAGAGTGCCAGGCATTCCGGCGAAGGGTGGGAGAGACACTTGATCTGCTGACATACTATGAAATGTTTGCTGATCCTGCTACCAGTGACATGACCGCCGATTATCGCCATGATTTTGGGGAAGTGCCATTTATCCCATTTTACAACAACAATATACATACAGATGATCTGCGAAACATTAAACCGCTGATAGATGTATATGATAAGGTCTACAGCGGTTTTATTAATGATCTGGACGATATACAGGAACTGATTTTTGTGCTGTCCGGATATGGAGGACAGGATCTAAATGAGTTCCTTTCAGATTTAAAAAAGTATAAGGCAATAAAAATTGAAAGTGACGAAGATGGATCAGTGTCAACACTTAACATCGAGATCCCAATCGAAGCCAGAAACAGTGTGTTAGAAGCCACTAGAAAGGCAATCTTTGAACAGGGGCAGGGATTTGATCCACAGCCAGAGAACTTCGGGAACCAGTCGGGCGAAGCCTTGAAGTTCATGTATTCGCTATTAGAGATGAAAACCGGGTTGATGGAAACAGAGTTTAAGCTTGGTTTTGCACGTCTTGTCCGGGCAATCTGCAAATCTCTTGGAATTCAGTGCGGTACGATCATACAGACATGGACCCGTACCTGTATCAAGAATGATACGGAGCAGGCACAGATCTGTAAGGATTCCGTAGGGATTGTGAGCAAAAAGACGATTCTGAAAGCACATCCGCTTGTGGAAGATGCAGATGCAGAAATCAAGCAGTTGGAAAAAGAAGAGAAAGAAGCGCAGGAGAAAGCAGATGCTTACGTTGGCGCTTTTAGTGCAAAGGGAAGGGAGACAGGCAGTGGGACGGACAGTGATGATTCTGGGAACGGAGTACCGGATAGAGATACACAAGTGGTCAGAGGATAGCGAATTAAGCAAAAATTCATGGGTTGGTTATTGTTGTTGTGACCTTCCACTGATTGTTATTGCAGATTTGGATGATGAAGAACATTTTCACTTTGATAACGAAGAGGAAAAGGATGTTTATTTCAAGAGTAGTCTGCGCCATGAAATTATTCATGCGTTTTTGAATGAAAGCGGCTTGAAAGATAACTTTGAGCACGTTCCGCGTATGGGACACGAGGAAACAATGGTTGATTGGATTGCAAATCAGTTTCCGAAAATCGCAGACGTATACGAGAAACTTGGGATTTTGTGAAATGAGGTGATTGCATGGCTGAACAGACAAGTGAATACTGGCAGGAGCGTTTTAAACAGATGGAAGATGCACAGCATGATACCTCCGTTCAGAAAGTGCAGGAGATCCAGGAACAATTTGACTGGTCCATTACTGCAATCAACGGAAAGATCAATGCATGGTATCAACGCCTGGCAGATAACAACGGTATTTCCATGCAGGAAGCAAAAAAACTGCTTAATGCGCAAGAATTGAAGGAATTCCAGTGGAATGTGGATGATTACATCAAATATGGCAAAGAAAACAAGATCAACGGAGCGTGGGAAAAAGAACTTGAAAACGCGTCTGCGAGGGTGCATATCGGCAGGTTGGAAGCCTTAAAGATTGAAATACAGCAGGAGGCAGAAAAACTGTATGGAAACTGTGTTGACGAGATAGACCAGCATATCAGGAATACATATACCTCTGATTTCTATCACACAGCATATGAAATTCAAAAAGGCGTCGGTGTAGGTACAACGATTAACCGGCTGGATCCACGAACTGTCGAGATGATCGTGTGCAAACCGTGGGCGGTAGATGGAAAGAACTTTTCAGACCGCCTGTGGGAGAACAAGACAAAGCTGATCAATAATTTACACAACAGCCTGTCGCGTATGTGCATTACCGGGGAAGCGCCGGATCGGGCAATAGCAGAGATATCAAAGCAGATGAAAGTATCCAGAGCACAGGCGGGCAGAGTGGTCATGACGGAATCTGCTGCATTTGCAAATAAGGCAAGACAGGATTGTATGGAAGAATTGGATGTAGAGCAGTTCGAAGTGGTAGAGACACTCGACAGCCACACATGTGAGACATGCGGTGGGATGGATGGTAAGCATTTTCCTATGACAGAGTTCCAGATTGGTGTGACAGCACCGCCATTTCATCCGAATTGTCGTGGCTGCACATGCCCTTATTTTGATGATGAATTTGACAGTGTGGGCGAACGTGCCGCCCGTGGCGAGGATGGAAAGACCTACTATGTGCCAGGCGATATGACATATGAAGAATGGAAAAAATCATTTGTCGATGATGGTGTGTCAGATGAAAAATTTACAACCAAAAGAAAATCGACAGATGGATCGGTGGAAATACCTGATATTAAGTTTGCGACGAAGAAAAACTCTATAATTACTGCGAAACAGAAGTTTGAAGATACGATGACGGTATCTAAGGCATACGATGAATTGCCAATCAGAGTAAAACAGACTTTGAGTGATATAACATTTGAATTCGGGTGGGATGGAAGTGCTTGTGATATCGTAAATAGGACAATTAGAGTTGGAATCGGCACCAGCAAAGCGGAAATATTCCATGAAGTAGGGCATCTTATCGAAAATTACATGATGGATCAGAATGTTGTTGCAAAATACAAAGAATATCTTGTTGATGGATTATCCTATAGTGATATAATGATAAAGACATATTATAATAGCATTGGAGAACCCATAAATATTTATATATTAACAGGCAATCGATTTGAAAGTGAGTATCAGGCAAGGTTGTACGTTAATAAAATGTCAGATGCTTTGAATATTGATGGAACAATTAACACAGATTTACTGGGAGAAAGTATATCTGAAGCATTTAGAAAATATATGAACAATGAAAGTGTATCTGACGAAGTAAGAAAGATAATAGAAGGTGTCGTTTTATGAGTAACAAAGAGGAGTTCTTGAAAGTAAAGACATATGAAGAATACGACAGAAGAAGGGATGAATTTAGAAACCTTGATGTTCGGGATCCAGAAATCTTGAATCACTTTAATGAGCTATTTCCAAAATTGGAAAAGAGTGGTTGGGAAGATGGTGTTATCGTAGAGGCATATAAAGAATCACGCAAGAAAAGAGAGTAAACATTATGGCAAGAGATGACTATTTTGTAATTGCATACAGAATTTTGGCATATTTGTATGCGTGTCTGGAAAGAAACAATTCCCGGATTGTAAGAATGCCGGAGCTTGGAGACGTACAGGGAAAGCAATTTTGGGAGAGATTTTTAACGTAAAATAGTAGGAACCACCAGTCAGAAATGATATGGTGGTATTTTTATACCAAAAAACCCAAAGTTGCACCAGTGCAACCACATAACACAAAACGATGGAAACAGGATTGTAAGCAGCAGTCCTGTTTTTATATTGTCCGAAGCCTTATGACGTTTAAACTGCGGCAATTTGCCCTTATGCATGGCATCAAAACTGCATGCTGCCGTGGAGACACCACATTTAAAAACAGTGCAGGAAAGGAAACTATATGGAATTTTTAAAAGACATTTTAGGCGAAGATCTCTATAAGCAGGTGGCAGATGCTGTCAATGCTCATAACGGAAAACCGGAGAATAAGGACAAACAGGTAAAACTTGCAGACCTTGGATCTGGTCAGTACGTCGACAAAGGCAAGTATGATACCACTGTTGCAGAAAAGGAGAATCTTTCTGGTCAGATCAAGACACTCAATGTTACGATCGGAGATCTGAAAAAGAACAATGCAGATAATGAAACATTGCAGACTACGATCACAGACCTTCAGACGAAGTTAAAAGAGCAGCAGGCAGCCAATGAGCAGATTTCAAAGACTTATGCGTTAAAAGATTCCCTCACAAAACAGGGAGTACTTGATCCGGATTATCTGATCTACAAAGCTGGTGGGCTGGACAAATTCACATTTGACAAAGAAGGTAAACCGGTCGGCGTAGAGGAAGCGGTAAAGCCATACAAGGAAGATAAGGCTATGGCACATCTGTTTAAGCAGGAGCAGCCAAAACCGCCGTATCATCCACAGGGCGGCACTGGTGGCGCAGGAACTGCAAACCCATTTGCAAAAGAGACGTTTAATCTGACCAAACAGGGCGAACTTTTAAAATCCAACCCGGAGCAGGCGAAAGCGATGGCAGCCGCCGCAGGGGTAACCATTTAGAAAGAGAGGTAACTATTTATGGCAATTACAAAAATTGCAGACGTGATCGTACCGGAACTTTTTAACCGGTATGTAATCAACAGAACTATGGAGCTGTCCGCGTTTTTCCAGAGCGGGATCGTGGTAAACAGCCCGGAATTTGATGCACTGGCATCCGAGGCGGCGAGAACACACAATATGCCGTTCTTTGAGGATTTACAGGGAGAATCCGAACCGACACTGGAAGATGTAAAGATGACACCGGCAAAGATCGGTTCTAACAAAGATGTATCTACCACAATTCTCCGTCAGAAAATGTGGGCTGCCACAAATCTTTCTGCAGCATTAGCAGGTGCAGACCCGATGAAAGCAATCGGTGATCTGGTGGCACAGTACTGGGCGCGCGATATGCAGAAGGAATTGATTGCGATTCTTGCGGGCGTATTTGGAACCACCACGGCAGATCCAAGCGGAACACCGAAAGCGGAGACCAGAATGGCAGATCATATTCTTGATCTGACTACAGGAAAAGCAGAGGCTGCAAAGCAGATTAGCGCATCTGCATTTATCGATGCATGTCAGATGCTTGGAGATGCACAGTCACAGCTTACCGGTGTGGCAATGCACTCTGCTACAAAATCTTATCTGAAAAAGCTGAACCTGATCGAGACAGAGCGTGATTCTACAGATGTTGAGTTTGACATCTATCAGGGCAGACGTGTGACCGTAGATGATGGATGCCCGGTTGCTGATAATGTATACACAACATACCTTTTCGGTAATGGAGCAGTTGCTTACGGCAATGGTTCTCCGGTCGGTCATGTTGCTACTGAGGTGGACCGTGACAAGCAGACTGGCGGCGGTGTGGATTATCTGATCAACCGTAAAGCGTTTATCCTGCATCCGAGAGGAATCGCGTACACCGGGACAAAACGTGAGCATGTGGAGACTCCGACGAGGGCAGAACTTGCAATGGCAGAGAACTGGAATCCGGTATACGAACCGAAACAGCTTCGTATCGTTGCAATTAAGCATAAGATCGGGTAGCCTATGGATCTGGCAAAATTAAAGGCACTTCTTGGGATTGAGGATGATTCTAAGGATATGGTACTTGAATTTGTCATTGCAGATGTGGAGGAAATCATAAAAAACTATTGCCATGTGGAGAAAATGCCGGATGGATTGATAAACACCGGCTATCGCATGGCAATGGATCTGTATCGGAATGAAAATATTGGAAGTGAGTCGGCAGCAGTTGGCGCGGTTTCCTCTATTTCTGAGGGGGACACTTCTACCTCATTCCGTCAGTATGTGGATGACAATTTTAAGAGCACAGTGCTGAAAAATTATGAATCCTCATTGAAACGATACAGAAAGGTGGCGTGGAGATGATCTCAGATGCAATTAAGAAAATGCAGGCAATGGCAAGAAAGGCGCAGGAAGAGACATACGATGGGAAATGCACAGTAACGGAATTTCAGCCGATTAAAGATTCGAGAACAAAGATCACATCGGAAAAGGAAGTGGTTGTGTTAGAGGATGAGCCATGCCGCCTGTCATATTCGAATGTCAGTGCCGTAGATCAGACAGAATCAGCAGCAAAAACAGCACAGGTCACAAAACTATTCCTGTCCCCTGATACAAAGATTAAGTCTGGAAGCAAGATCACAGTCACGCAGGCAGGCATCACACGTGCATATGAATGCAGTGGTGTACCTGCGGTTTATCCGACGCATCAGGAAATTGTACTCATACTGTCAGAGAGGTATGCATAATGGCTGGAATGGGAAATTTTAATATCCGTGGACTTACGGAACTGCAGAGAGAACTGGAAAAATTACAGGATCCGGATGCGTTTGTGGAGGCATGCGCAAAGGATCTGGCAGCAAGGCTTTTAACTTTAGTGATCAAAAGAACGCCGGTTGGGGATTATTCAAAAGAAATTGAAGTGACGGCACAGCAAAATTCTAAAAATCACAAAAAAGGTGATGTTTATAAAAAGAGGGTTAATCCATCCGGAAGAAAGGGCGGAGTACTCCGGCGGGGATGGATTTCAAAAACACAGGAAGAAGCGGCAAACAAAAAAAGTAAACCCACTGCACAGGAAATTCTGCAATATGCCAACGGTGTAAAAATTAGCCGCACAGGAGAAACTTTAAAAATTGAAATTGAAAACCCAGTTGACTATGCCGGCTATGTTGAATACGGCCACAGAACCGTAAATCACAAAGGCTGGGTTAAGGGACATTTTATGATGAAGATATCCGAACAGGAGTTACAGAACATGGCACCACAGATCCTTGAGCAAAAAATAAAAAAATACTTTGGAGATATCATGAAATGATAAATGAAATTATAGATGCGATCAGCATTGCCTTAGACAGCGAGTTTGAGGATGGTTATAAGATCCACAAGGATGAGATAAAGCAGGACTTGAAAGAGCCCTGTTTTTTTATACAGTTGATCGACCAGAGCATAAGTCCGCTTTGTGGGCATCGGTATCTGCAAAATAATGCATTCTGCATCCAGTACTTTCCGGAATCTAAACTGAATCCATACGCAGAGTGTAATGATGTGGCAGAGCGTATGATGTTTGCTTTAGAGTATGTTACCCCGTTAGATGCGGACAGAGCAATACGTGGAACGAATAAGAACCATGATCTGGTGGACGGTGTATTGAATTTTTTTGTGAATTATAACCGGGTAATCTTGAAAAAACCGGTACGTTCTGAGGTGATGGGACAGATTAAAATTCAGTCAGAAATGAAGGGAGAATAATAAAATGGCAAATGCGAGCGGGAAGGTATTAGAAAAGCCGCAGGGAAAAGCGGCACAGAAATTTACAAAAGAACAGCTTCTTGCCTGTGCAAAGTACAGTGCCAGGAAAGATATAATGGACGCATTGCTTGATGAAAACAAAAAGTACACAAAAGCAGAAGCGGACACGTTATTAGAAAAATACATGAAAGGAAAGGTGAAATAAATGGCTTTAGGTGGAGGAACATTTACCGCACAGAACAAAGTGCTGCCTGGAACTTATATCAATTTTGTATCGGCGGCATCTGCAAACACGAACCTGTCAGACAGAGGCGTTGCGACAATGCCTTTAGAACTTGACTGGGGCGTGGAAGGGAAAGTCTTTGAGGTGACAAACGAGGATTTCCAGAAAAACAGCATGAAGATTTTTGGTTATGCATTTGACGATCCGAAAATGAAAGGACTGAATGATCTGTTCCTTGGGGCACAGACACTCTATGCATACCGTTTAAATGGTGGCGGTGTAAAGGCTGCAAATACCATAGCAACCGCATTGTACAGCGGAACCCGTGGCAATGATATCCGGATCGCTGTACAGAAAAATGCAGACGACGCAGATAAGTTTGACGTTATCACTTACCTTGGCACAGCCAAAGTAGATACGCAGACGGTAAAAACTGCAAAAGAGCTTGTGGCGAATGATTATGTTTCATTTAAAGAGGAAATCGAGCTGGAAGATACGGCAGCCGCACCACTGACAGGTGGAACAAATGGAACTGTAGACGGAACAGCACATCAGACATATTTGGATCTGATTGAATCTTATTCTTATAACACCATGGGTGTTGCGGTAACGGATGAGACAACGAAAAAGTTATACGTTGCATTTAACAAACGGCTGCGCGATGAACTTGGAATTAAATTTCAGGTGGTACTCTACAATATTTCCGCAGATCACATGGGTGTTATCAATGTAAAAAATAAGACCACAGATGCGGGATGGAGTGAAGCAAGTCTTGTATACTGGGTTACCGGTGCAGAATGCGGATGTGCTGTAAATAAATCCTGTCAGAACAAAGTTTACGACGGTTCCTTTACAGTAGATACATCGTATACACAGAATCAGTTAAGAGAGTCTATCAAAAATGGAGAATTTGTCTTGCACAGGGTAAATTCAGATATCCGCGTTCTGGACGACATCAACTCCATGGTAAGCGTGACAGATACGCAGGGAGAACTTTTCAAAGACAATCAGACGGTCCGCGTGATCGATCAGATCGGTAATGATATCGCCGTATTATTCAGTACGAAATATCTCGGTACCATATCGAATGATGCGGCAGGAAGAACGTCTCTCTGGTCTGACATCGTGGCACATCATAGGGAACTTGAAAAAATCAGGGCGATCGAGAACTTCAGCGAAGATGATATTACGATCGCACAGGGAGAATCGAAAAAGTCGGTAGTGATCACAGATCAGGTGACAGTTGTTAATGCGATGAGTAAGCTCTATATGACTGTTACGGTAGCGTAGGAAGGAGTGAAGAAAGATGGGAAATACAGCTATTATGGATGCGGGCGATGCCGTCTATGGAAGCCTTGCGGAGTGTTTTATTACGATTGGTAAAAGACGGTACAATTTTATGAATCTGACAGAGTTTGAAAGCAAATGGGATGTTACGATTAGCGATGTCAAGATTTTGGGTAAAGTCGGTATGGGACACAAGGCTGCCGGTGGAAAGGGTACCTGGAAGGGAACTGCACATTATAATCAGTCAGTGCTCCGCACAATGGCAAACCAGTATCAGAAAACAGGAAACCTGCCTTATTTTGAAATCCAGGTGAGCAATGAGGATCCATCAAGCAGTGCAGGCAGACAGACAATTATTCACAGGGGATGTCTCTGTGACTCATTTATTCTTGCAAAGTTCCAGGCGGGCGAAGAAATTCTGGATGAAGATATTTCAGGAACCTTTGAGAGCTGGGATATGCCGGAGAAATTCAAAGAGTTAAAAGGTTTTAAAACAAATTAATGATGTTCCCTTCCTGTATCAGCGGGAGGGGATTTTTAAATAAAAAGGAGAGAAAGATATGTCAGAGTTCAGCAGATTTATGAAAGCAAACAAAAAGGTAAAAGCAAATCAGAAGTATGCTCCAACAGCGAGTCTTACAGATACAGACGGGAAGCCGCTTCTTTGGGAATTTCGCCAGATCACATCACGCGAGAATGAGGAACTGCGCAATGCATGTACTGTAGAGGTCCCGGTAACTGGAAAACCGAATATGTACCGCCCAAGGCTGAATACAGAAAAATACCTGTCAAAGATGATGACAGCAGCAACCGTGTATCCTGATCTGTACGATGAAGAATTACAGGATTCCTACGGTGTGAAAACACCGGAAGATTTATTATATGCAATGGTGGATGGCGCTGGTGAATTTCAGATGTTTGAAGTGTGGATGCAGAAGTTCCAGGGATTTACAGACAGTTTTGATGTCAAGGTGGATGAAGCAAAAAACTGATTGAAGGAGGGGATGGTGAAGCAAACTTTGCTTACTATGCCCTTCTGAAATTACATATCCTGCCATCTGTATTTTTGAATATGGATGAGCAGGAAAAAGCATTTGTGATTGCCGCAATAAAAATCAAGATCGAGAATGATAAGAAAAAAGAGCGGGAATTAAAGAGCAAGATTCATTAGGAAGGAGGCGTGATGCATGGCAGCTATTCAGACAGCGATAGAGCTTAATGACCAGTTTACCAGTGTTTTATATGGCATTATGGATGCAGTCAATCTTGCAACAGCACAGATGTATGATATGCAGCAGGCAATGTCGATGGATATTGATACGAGCAGTCTGGAGGGAGCGCGAGAGGCAATCGATGAAGCAACAGCATCCTTAATTGCGTTGAATGGTGCGGCACAACAGCCGGCTCCTGTCATAGATCCGCTTGCGGGAAGTTCTCAACCGGTCCTGCCGGGAACGCAGCCCAATGTGCCAACAGAGCCGGTCGAGATTCCTGTGCATTGGGAAACGGACAGTCTGGATGTGTTTACAGGAACCGGAATAGATCGGTTTGAGCAGGAAGTACAGAGTGCCAATAGCATGTTAGAGCAGTTGAGCAGTACGCAGAATGATATTGCAAGTCAGGCATACAGTACAACGATCTTTCCGCCGGAGACGTTTCAGGATCTTAATTCCATGGCTGTCAGAATCGATTCGATCCGGGAACGGATACAGCAGATCGAAAGCAATCCGGTCAATATGGGAACAGATACAGCAAACTCCCAGTTGGAACAGTTGAGATCGCAATTAGACCGGGCGATTCAGGAGCAGAATAATCTTAGTACCGCCATGCAGAACATGGATGTGTCCGGTGCAAATGCAGCATATCTTCAGTTATCGCAGACAGTGGGTAATACAGAGCGGTATATCCGGGATAATACGGATGAGCAGGGAAGATTCAATCAGGAGATTCAGGAGGGGGTATCCGGCGCAGAGGGGCTGATGGGAATGATTAAACGCGTGGTTGGTGCATATGTGGGTATCCAAAGCGTGGGAAAAATTCTCAACATGTCCGATGAATTGACGCAGACAACCTCAAGACTGGATCTGATGAATAATTCCTTTAATGAGATAAACGGAACTGCAAATGAGACGTCAGGCCTTGTCAATATGGTATATGCTGCGGCACAGGATGCGCGTGGATCGCTAGATAGCATGGCATCGGTTGTTGCAAGATTCGGCAATAATGCGAGGGATGCATTTGGCAACTCGGAAGAGGTTGTTGCATTCGCAGATCTGGTTCAAAAACAGATGGCGATCGCCGGTGCATCCACACAGGAAGCCGCAAATGCAGAGTTACAGTTATCACAGGCTCTTGGTTCCGGCGTACTCCGCGGTGATGAGTTAAACAGTATTTTTGAGCAGGCGCCGAACCTGATCCAGAACATTGCAGATTATCTGGATGTTCCAATCGGACAGATCAGAGAAATGGCGGCAGATGGAGAACTTTCTGCTGATGTTGTAAAAGCGGCGATTTTTGCAGCCGCGGATGATATCAATGGTAAGTTTGATGAGATGCCGATGACCTGGGGACAGATCTGGCAGTCGATGCAGAATACAGCAGTTATGGCTTTCCAGCCGGTTCTTCAAAGATTAAATGGGATGGCGAACAGCGATGCGTTCCAGGGATTTGTTGATGGAGCGATCGAAGCTATGGCAACGACGGCAAATATGGTGCTGAATATCTTTGATTTAGTGGGATCTGTAGCTGGATTCGTGGCAGATCATTGGTCAATTATAGAACCTATCATATTAGGGGTTGCGGCGGCTATCATAATTTATACGGCATTTACAAAAGGGGCGGAAATAGCGTCTAGGGCGGCTTCACTGGCTACAAATGCATGGACAGCAGCTCAAGGCGCATTCAATGCTGTTATGAGCATGAATCCAGTTGGACTTGTAATTATAGCAGTTGTACTGTTGATAGCGATTATTTATGCAGCGGTTGCAGCAGTAAATCATTTTGCAGGCACATCAGTATCAGCAACAGGTTTGATCTGTGGAGCATTTGCGACAGCGTTAGCTTTTATAGGAAATCTGTTTATTGGAGCTGTAAATACGATCATTGGAATAGGGGTTACTTTATGGAATCTGATAGCAAATTTTGTCAATGCATTTGCACTTATTTTTAATAACCCGATCGCCGGTATAGAGGCTTTATTTTTAAGCCTGTTTAACTTTATAGTGGAAGTAATCGAGTCAGCGGCTCGAATGCTTGATGCAGTATTTGGCAGCAGTCTTGCGGATGCAGTAGCGGGATTTCAGAACAAAGTACAGGCAAAAGTGGATGCTGTGATAAGCGAAAATGGTGGATCAGAAATTTTAAAGACGGTAGACATGTCAGATTATCAGTTCAACCGGTTCGATTATGGGGACGCATGGAACTCAGGATATAATTTTGGAGAGAAAATTGATGATAAAATATCAAATTTCAGTCTGTCGGACATCTTTGGCAAAACGGATATTCCGAATCCTGATGATTATATATCTGGTTTCAGTGATGCAATCGCAAATTCCGGTGCAGGTGGCAACCTTGACAGTATTGCAGATGATACCAGTGCAGTCAAAGATTCTGTGGATATCACGGACGAGGATCTGAAATATCTTAGAGACATTGCAGAGCAGGAGACAATCAACCGTTTTACGACTGCGGAGATTAAGCTGGATATGACGAACAATAACAACGTGAGCAGTAATGCAGATCTGGATGGTATCGTGGATGGAATGACAACGAAAGTGTTAGAGGCATTAGAAATCGTCCGGGAGGGAGCGTAGGAAATGGCATATAAATTATATCTGGATGGAGTGCTGTTTCCGGTAGCTCCGTCCAAAGTAACAGTAAAAATTAATAATCAGAACGAAACGGTAACTCTGATTAATGAGGGCGAAGCAAATATTTTGAAAGCCGCAGGGTTGTCAGATGTGGAATTTGATCTTCTGCTTCCAAATACAGAATATCCGTTTGCCCTATATCCGGAGAAATTCCGGAATGCCAGGTTTTATCTGGATAAGCTGGAAGAATTAAAGTTACAGAAGAAAAGTTTTCAGTATATCATGACAAGAGCATTTCCAAACAACAAGAAGTTATTTCATACCAACATGACAGTTTCACTTGAGGATTATTCCATTGTGGATGATGCCGGAGAGGGATTTGATACGACTGTCAAGATTAAACTGAAACAGTACCGTGAATTTACCACAAAGACCTGTACCGTGGATATATCACTTCCAAAACCACAGGCGGCAATGCAGCAGACCAGAGCAGCTGGCAACGCACCAACCGGGGGAAGCTATACTGTAGTTTCCGGGGACTGTCTCTGGAAGATTGCGAAGCAGTTTTACGGCGATGGTGGAAAGTGGAGTGTGATCTACAATGCCAATAAATCAGTGATCGGTGGGAATCCGAATCTGATATATCCGGGGCAGGTGCTTACGATCCCGGCAGCATAAGACACAGGAGGAAAAATGTACGAGTTATTAATTCAAAACGGCAGCACAGTTTACCTGCCCCCAGTACAGGAAGAAGTAAAAGTGACCACAGAGCGGCAGATTAGTCCCGGTTCCATAGAATTTAGTTTTGTGGATACCGGGATTTCGATTGCGGAAGGAAACCCGGTGCGCTTTAAGGATGGAGAAACAGGTGTGTTTTATGGTTTTATTTTTAAAATCAAGCGCGACAGAAGCAATATTGTAAAAGTAACTGCCTATGACCAGATCCGGTATCTGAAAAACAAAGACACAATGGTATATGAGAACAAAACGGCTGCTGAGGTCGTGATGCAGATTGCTAATAATTTTGGTTTTAATCTCGGCACGATTGCGGACACCATATGGAAGATTGCATCGAGAGTGGAAGATAACGAGTCTCTTATGGATATGATCGGAAATGCACTTGATCTGACATTGCAGAATACAGGTGATCTGTACATTCTCCATGATGACGGCGGAAAGCTGAATTTGTCTTTTATCGGTGATATGTATGTGCCTATCGTCATAGATGCAGAGACCGGGCAGAATTATGATTATGAATCTTCGATTGATTCAGATACTTACAACCGGATCAAGCTGGTCTTTGACAATGAAAAGACAGGAAAAAGGGATGTATATATTGCACAGGATTCCTCCCACATGAATGACTGGGGAATCTTACAGTACTTTGACACGCTGCAGGATGGAGAAAACGGGCAGGCGAAAGCGGATGCGCTCTTGAAACTTTACAATAAAGCTACAAAGACGTTGACAATTAAGGATGCCTGTGGTGATTCCAGAGTGCGCGGCGGCTCGTTGGTCGTGGTACAGCTTAATTTAGGAGATGTGCAGATAAAAAATCTGATGCTCGTAGAAAAATGTGTACACAAATACGGTGAAAGCAAACATACAATGGATTTGACTTTATCAGGAGGTGGTTTCAGTGCATGATGCAAATGATTTCGTGAGGGCGATACAGCAGGTGTCAAACGGAGTCAATGAGGCGGGATATCCGGCGGATGTGATGTCTGGTACAGTGATAGCGGCAGCTCCATTAAAAATTAAAGTTGAGCAGAGGTTTGATATAGCCAGCGCACAGCTTATCGTGCCGGAACATTTAACAGATCGTACCGTGAACATTGAATTAGACGGTGTGAAAAAGGAAATGAAGATTTACAGCGGATTAAAAACAGGTCAGCAGGTTGTACTGATCCGGCAGCAGGGCGGCCAGAAGTTTTTAGTTGCGGACAGGGTGGTGTGACATGATTCCGGCAGTTAACAGTTTAAAAGAAATCGAGGTAACAGAACAGCCGTCTTTATGTCATCACATGATCCGGGAAACGTGCAATGTTGTAGGCGAATGTGATGGTTTGGAAGCAGTAAAACAGGCAATTTACAATATCCTGAACACAGAGCGGTATCGTTACATTATTTTTTCATGGAACTATGGTGTGGAATTGCAGGATCTGATCGGTAAGCCGATGGATTATGTCATGGTGGAAGTGGAACGGCGGATTACGGAGGCTCTGACACAGGATGACCGGATAGACTCGGTAGATAATTTTGAGTTTGAAGTGCACAGAAAAACGCTGATCGCTAAATTTACCGCGCACACGAAATATGGAAATGCAAAGATTGAGAAGGAGGTGGACGTGTAATGTATGAAGATCAGACATTTGATGTGATTTTACAGCGCATGCTGTCCCGTGTGCCTGAGACAATGGATAAAAGGGAGAGTTCGCCAATCTATGCTGCACTGGCACCGGCAGCAGTGGAACTGACGTCTATGTATATTGCATTTGACTGCATGCTGGCAGAGACATTTGGAGACACGGCATCAAGGGAATATCTGATCCGGTTATGTGCAGATCGCGGTATTACACCAAAGAAAGCAACTCAGGCGGTACTTGAGTTAGAAACCGATGTGGAGGTTGCGGACGGAAAAAGATTTACCGGCGGGGAAAATACCTATATCGTTACAGCTCCCGGACAGGTCACCTGTGAGCAGATCGGTACGGTCGGAAATGAATATACGGGAGATGTTCTGCCAATCGAATATATTTCCGGTCTCACGACTGCAAAGATCACGAGGGTTTTGATCTATGGAGAAGCGGAAGAAAGTACGGAATCCCTGCGGCAGAGGTATTTTGAATCGTTTGAGGAAAGGGCATTTTCCGGTAATGTAAAAGATTATCGAAACAAAACGCTTGCACTGGCGGGAGTCGGAGCAGTCAAAGTGATACGGACGTGGAATGGTCCAGGAACAGTGAAACTTGTTATTTTAGACAGTGCACATGGAAAAGCTACGGATACATTGATATCTGTAGTCCAGAAAGAGTTTGATCCAAACGGTGATGGCATGGGGGACGGGCTGGCGCCGATCGGGCATGTGGTTACGGTCGAGACGGCGAAAGAGTCAGTGGTAAATATTGCAATGAATATCACCTTTGACAGTGGTTATGGATTGAATGAATGTAAAGCATTGATTGAGGACGCAATGAAAAAGTACATTTTATCGTTGCGGCAGGACTGGGAGAACCAGAATCATCTGATCGTGAGAATTGCGTCGCTGGATGCTGCAATCATGGGTGTGAAAGGTGTGCTTGATGTGACAGGAACAACCATCAATGGGGGGACAAAAAATCTTGAATTAACAGAATATGAGATCCCGGTCATGGGGGTGGTTGCTTATGGATGATAGATATATCGATCTTAAGGAACTGCTCCCTTTGTATTTGCAGGAATATAGTGAACTGGCTGAAATCATGGATACGGAAACACCGGAGTTTCGATTATTGGAATCCAAACATAACAGGATGATTGATAACCGGTACATTATATCCTGTGACGAAGAGGGAATTGCCCGGTTTGAAAAGATTCTTGGAGTGACGCCGAAAAGTGATGATACGCTCGAAGATAGAATCTTCCGGTGTCTGACCAAATGGAATGTGTGTCTGCCGTATAACTATGCTTTCCTTGAAAGAAAATTAAAGGAATTGTGTGGTACAGAGTACGCAATAGACTTTGATATTCCAGGTCAGACAATGATCGTTAAAATCGGTATAGCGCAGAAAAACCAATATGATTCCGTGGTAGATATTCTGGAAGAGATCGTACCGTGCCAGATAGTGTTAGATATTTCGCTGTTATATAATCAGCATCTGACACTTGCAAAGTTCACTCATGCACAATTAGCAAAATTTACCCACACACAATTGAGAAATGAGGTACTTAAATGACAGAAAAAACAAAAAATATAGGATTAACCAAACCGGATGAAACAGAGTTTTATGACGTAAACGTAACAAATGAAAACTGGGATATCACAGACAGAGAGATTGGAAATATTAAAAATCCGGAAATTAAAGAAGCAAGCGCAAGAGAGAATATTGAAAATGGAGATAATTATTTTACAATACTTGGAAAGATAAAAAGATTTTTTTCGGATTTAAAAAAAGTTGCATTTACAGGGAAGTATCAGGATCTTGAAGGCAAACCGGAAATACCGGCAGCTATTGCGGTAAAAGGAAACGCAGAAGCTAATTACAGGACGGGAAATGTAAACCTCACACCTGATAATATCGGTGCGCTTCCTATCAGTGGAGGAAAGTTAACAGGTCAATTACAAGTTGGTGAGAAAGTTAAACTTTATACCAGCAACGAGGGTGGAAACATTCAGATTGTATCCCCAGATGATATCGGTTTAAGATGGGAACTGGATGCATTCAAAGGTGATTTGAGGTTTATTTGTTTTAATAATGATGGTACCGTCAAAAAAATCTGTCAGTTAACAAAAGATGGAACGCTTATCGCAAACAATGCAACGCAATCAGTAGCAGGCTTAATGAGTCCGAAAGATAAGGAAAAATTGGATAATCTTTCTATTGTAAATAATAACACTACCACAGAAGCAGGGTACGCGCTTGACGCAAGACAGGCAAATCCGAATGTATCAGGGAGCATGGCGGCTCAGATGAAGAGTAATTATGAACCCAAATTACAAATAGTCAGTGCCGCAAGCACTGCCGCTGAGTTAGGAGCAGGAGCAACCAGAACAGATACAATTATTATTACAATTCCAACAGGCTATTCATTTACGGGATTTGTAATTTGCGATTATAATAACAATTCCGGAAGAACTTTAACCACTATTCAAACTGTAACAGTATCAGGTTCAAATGTAACTGTATTAGTACTGTTATATAATGCGTCGTCCGGGAAAAGTAATACACTTGCCAGAGTAAAAGCACTTATGGTCAAGAATATTTAGTAAAAGGAAGAAATATGTTATGAAATTAAAAACAACAAAAAATACTTTAACAATTAATAACATCAATTATGTTGATGGAAAACTGAATGTCGAATTTACAGGCAACCAAACCTGCGAGGAGCTGCAGGACGCTTTTTCGGATAAGGAAGAACTTGCAGTGTTAAAAATTTACACTGACGAGGATGCGTTGACATCAGTTATTCCGGGATATGTAGTCTTAGAGCAGATTATTTTACAGAAAGACATAAAAACGGTTGTACTGGCGAAAGAAGCAGATGATACCGAACAGCGAATAACGGCTGTATCGGAGAATCTGGCTGAAAACGCTGCACAAACAGCAGAAAATACAGACAGCATTGAGAAACAGAGAGCAGACATTGATTACATGGCAATGCAGATGGAGGTAAGTTTGGATGAGTAAGAATTATGAAAAAGTAAAAAATTACTATGATAAGGGATTGTGGAATGAGAACCGTGTACATAATGCTGTAGGTAAGTGGATCACGCCGGAGGAATATGAACAGATCACAGGAAAAGCGTATGCAGAAGAGGAGGATACCTGATGAGGCAGACGGAAAATTACGGATTTAATATCCCGGAAGAAAATGAGTTCTATGATGAAGAACTGAAAAATGAAAATTGGAAAAAGTTAGATGTTGTATTAAAAGAAATCAGTGATAAGCTGGACTCAGCAAAGACAACAGAATAAAAATAAGAGCTTAAGAGCCGAATGTGTAAGAAAAACTTACATGTCCGGCTCTTTTGCATAAAGCCTACGGGCAGAAAGAGAGGAAAAAGAAAATGAAAGAATTTGACAAAGTAAACGTGATTTATGGAGTAATTGCCACGATGGGGGTGGCACTGTTTGGGAAGTACTGGTTCCTGTTTTTTGGATTTCTGGTATTAAATGCGGTTGATTACATTACCGGATACTGCAAGGCGAAGTTCTACAAAAAGAATGAGTCCAGTGCGATCGGCGCAAAGGGAATCTTAAAAAAAGTATGGTATTGGATTGTAATTGGTATGGCATTTTTCGTCTCAATGAGCTTTGTACATATGGGGGAGATTATCGGTATTAATCTTTCGTTTGTGCAGCTCTTTGGATGGTTCACGCTGGCAACATATTTGATTAATGAGGTCCGCAGCATTTTGGAAAATCTGGTTGAAATGAATGTAAGGGTACCGGCGTTTTTGATTGCCGGACTCGATGTGACACAGAAATTGCTTGACACCAAAACAGAGATTAAGGAAAGCGAGGAATAATTATGGCAAATAGAAGAATCGGACAGGCTGGTCTTGCACTTATTAAACAGTTTGAAGGCTGCCGGCTGATAGCCTATCAGTGTTCTGCAGGTGTGTGGACAATCGGGTACGGTCACACTGCCGGAGTATATAAAGGGATGAAAATCACACAGGCACAGGCAGATGCATTTTTAAAGCAGGACATAGCAAAGTTTGAAAAGTATATCAACAATCCGTCCTATGTCCCATTTACGGACAAACTTAACCAGAACCAGTTTGATGCACTGGTCAGCTTTGCTTTCAACTTGGGACAGGGCAATGTGAAAAAAATGTGTACGGGCAGAACGATCAATCAGATCCCATCTGCAATGCAGCAGTACTGTAAGGCTGCTGGTAAAACATTGCCGGGATTACAGCGGAGAAGAAAAGCCGAAGCAGCTCTCTATAATAAGAAAGTAGAGAGTTGCACCGGCGCAACCACTACCACAGTGAAAGAAAGTGAGGATTATAACATGAATACAATTAAAAAAGGCAGCAAGGGAAATGCAGTTAAGGTATGGCAGATCATTATCGGTACGACGGCGGATGGCATTTTCGGTAGCGGCACGGAGAACATGACAAAGACTTGGCAGAAGAACCATGGACTGATGGCTGATGGAATTGTTGGAAAGAACTCTTGGAAAACGGGGTTAGAGTCGTTATAA